GGGCATTGACTGAAGTCCAATTCTACGCCCTCTCCCCAAATCTTTCTAGCATTTTCCTCGATTTCTTTCTTGATACGGTGAGAGAATCCCAAGCCGTCCGGGGCGAGGTGGTAAACCTTACCCTCACGCACAGCGTAGAAGCTGTAGCGGTAGCCTTCACCGTATCCGACAAAATCCCGATCCCAGAGGACTACGACCTTGAGCGGGGGAGTAGCGGGAGCCTTGAGAGGAGCAGGGTTGATACCATACGAAGGAGCGAGGATCTGGTTCAGCGTTTCAAACAGAGAAGTTTTGTTTTCCATGTGTGTATTATACCATCTATCGGCTCAGGTGCAAGATAAAAATAGAGGGTTTCTACAAGTTTTCCTAAGTGCTTGTGAATAAAGGACTTAGGCTATGCGCGGGGGCCCCGTGTTACCTTTTCGTAACACTACCCCTAATCAATCTCTATAATATTCGTATTTATAATCTCCGAGTTTATCCCACGCTTCACAGATCCAATTAGAAGCAAAGTTCTTTGCCATAATAAAGTTTCGGAATTGTTTAGTTTCCAATTGAGTTCCAGATTCGAAACGATGCACGATCCAGCGGCCATCTTCTAATAGAAAGAGTTCCGCAGTATATCGAATACCACAGATCATCTTTTCTGTACGGTAGCCGTGAATGCCGAGCTTAGGAAATCCGGGAATGATTTGAAATTTGATTTCGTAGTAGTTCATTTTGTAATTAGGGGAGAGGTTATTAGCCCCTCCCCCATCTCCAATCCACTAGTGGCTTCTCACTCCCCTAGTTGGTCTCAAAGTTTTGCTTGAACAGGTTGTTGGACGCATTCTCCCACTTGTCGGAGCGTTCCTTCAGAGTGGGCATATAGGCTTGCGTCAGGCCGATGATCACGGTAGAGATGGCATTCTCGTAGCCTTCCTTCCACTGCTCGGACTCCTTGCAGTGCTTCAGCTTCTCCAACGAAGCCTCGTGCAGGGTAATGAGGAGCGTGGCGATTTCTGAGCCGACTTCGGCGTAAGGGTTATTCGGTGCAAGGTTGCGCTTCATGTTTCCTATTATACCCTTCCTAGGCTCACTTGCAAACCTTTTCTAGATTTTTTTTGACCTTGGCCCAATAGGCTTTGGTGCTGCTCCGAGTGTGGCCTTTCGGGCCTCCATTGTGGATTCGAGCCAGGGTCTCCCAATCTCCAGCCTCCAGAGCCTTGGGAGCATACCGCTTGAAGTATGCAAGCATAACAGATTCCGAATAGGCTTTATCATTCAAGCACCGATCCCACGATCCCGAAACTTTGGAATCAATCCAATACACTTTCTGGATTTGGTAAGGCCCATAGGAGCGTCCCTTATCTCCAATCGCTCCCAATCCATTATCTTTCATTCCTCCAGTTTCCACTTGACGAATTGCATTTACAAACTCATTCCACCCTTTCGGTGTCTGAGCGTGTCCAATGCCAGAGAACAGGAACAGGAACAGAATCACGATTGCTTGCTTCATGTTATACATTGTATCGGTATATCCGAGCCTAGGCTTGAGAATGTTTTATATATTTTTTATTATAATGCGATTTTCCCCATTCTCGGAATTTTATATATTTTTTATTATAATGCGATTTTGCCCATTGCCGGAAAATATCGCGAAAAAAAAATTTACATTGGGTTTACAGAGGAGCCAGATGAGCCTCAATAGTTAATAAGCCCCCACTAACTTTTTTTTAAATTCTAATCTTCTCTAACCTTTTCTAACCTTCTCTAACCTTTTCCAAAAAATCCAAAAAAGCTTAGGAGTCCCATAGGGGAGGTATGACACCCCTTATAAGTATTCAAAAAAACTAACGGGTCCCATAATTGACGGGTCCCCTTTTGTTATCTTGCTATTATTGCTAGGAGTATAACGAGTCCGATGAGGCTTATGAAAAACCATCCTAGACATCCAATAGAAGAATCTTTTTTTCTATTATATTCTTCATTTATCTTGGAGACTTGTTGATCTATATTTTGAATTGTTACAAGTTCTCCGCATTGTGGGCAGTGGCGTTTCTTTGTAGATATTCTTTTCTTTAATCCAAATACTGTACCGCAAGAGCAGGTATAAGAAAATTCTTTAAACTTTTTTGATTTAGCAATATCATAAAAACTTAAATCTGGCATAAAAATAACCTTTAAGTTACTTAAAAATGAGGCCCTAGATTAACTCTAGGGCCTCTGTGGTATCAGGATCACCTCCTTCGACTCGGCGGGTAACGGATTATTTTGTGAAATTAGATACCACGAAGAACCCGCCAGAGAGGCTAGAACTTGTTTTTATCTTTTTTGTTGTAGGTCAACCAAAAGAAGAACATAATTCCTAGCCAACAAGTGCTAACTATCCAAACTGTTGCGAGTACAGCTTGCATTTTATCACGCACTCATTAGATCCGAACGCAGTTGCTTGATAAATCTCTCAGCACGCTTTCGGCTCTTTGAATACATGGTAAGTTCTATGGGAGAACTGTAACGGTTTTGACGATACATCACCATGTAGTAAGTTGCCATACCAGCGCGTTCAGATTCGATCCAGATTTTCATATTTTTATTTTTGTTTGTCATAGGGGTATCTCCTTGATTTTATCATAGTCTGATATTGGTATTTTTTTCATTTTATATTGGATTCTATCCATCTTCCCGTTTTTGAACAATACTTTACTGTTGGATCAAACTTAGAGAAGTTATCATATCCTGGATCATTTGGAGAAGAAGTTCGAATACCCTGGTAATATTCACCTATGTGATTTACTAGATTATTACCTAGTTTATCTTTTAGTACTCCAGAGGAAAGATTAAAATTTTCTCTTAAATACCACATTAAAGTTCCTTCTGCACAATTATATCCTGTTTGTTGTTTAACAGGAAGTTTGGTTATCCAAGAGTGGTATAAACTAGCCATTGACCAAAAATAATCTGAGCGTTTGTTATACTTATAGTCTTCGAAATCTATATCGGAATCTTCTAACAGAATTGGTTTCTCAAAATCATACCAAGCTTGACGCTTTAGTTGCACTTGACACAGGCTCTTATCCTTTTCTAAAAGTCTGATCATTGTATCAACTTTTAGAGGTTGAGTTATTTCTGTATCATCTTCTTGATGCCAAATGTAATCAAAGTTTTTATTTTTTAGATAGTCAAATAGTTCTGACCAAGTTCCTGTGATTCCAATATTTTCTTTATGTAATATTAGTTCATCATATCCGTATCTCTTAGCTAGAAATTTGAGTTTATCATCATCCCGGTTGAGAGGATAATCATCAATGATGATTCCTTTAGTCTTATGTTTACCAAAATCTAAATTTTTTTGGTGTTCTAGAGTTCTAACAAGATACTCAAGTCTGTTAGATGAAAATATTACTTTAATAATAAACATTTTATCTTTCAGTATTTAAAAAGAATACCTGAAATAATCTTCCATCAGCATTAGAAGTTCCAAAATAGTCTAAGGAAGCGTGATAAAGATCTGCTCTATACATGATTAAACGATTGTACTTGTTAGCAAACCGATCCACTAGATCCCACTCTGTATAATCATGTCCATTCTTATCGTTTTCCCCTCCATACTGATCAGTTTTTTTATGTTTAAATAATCCTGTTCCACCAGATAACGGAGCATTAGGAGTTAGATATAAAACTCCTGCCCAAGTATTGAAAGTATCTGCGTGTATCCAAGTACGATCAAAACAAGTGGTTAACTGAAATGCTCCTGAATAACTATCATCATTCCAATTGGTAACTTTTCCTGCTAAAGGCTCTATTGCTAATTGTATAAGTTCTTTAACATCAGGTGTTAAAAAACTCTTTGTTCTGGATCCAGGATAATTACCCTTTACACTAAATTCTTGAGATAATGCAAAATGTCTTACATTATCTGGATTTGAATAAAAATTATCAATAACTAAAGATTCAAGTCTCATAAAACACCTAAATAATTGTGGAGGATTTATGTGGACTAAGCGAAACTATATGCTACGCCCAATCGCACACTGCTGAAGAGGTAGATGTACCTAGCCATTCTCAGTTTGAGAATGGCCCAAATCTTCAGTTTGTTGAGAACATTTGCTACACCCTTCTGTTTTTTCAGGGGTTGCAATTCTATTTATCATATTAAGAATTGTTAATATGATACTTGTTGTTGCTGTAGCTAGAATACCATCTAACAATATAATACTTGTAACACTATATGCTGTGTAAAGGCTAGAGATAATCATACCAAGCCAGAACGATGTACAAATCTGGCAAGTCATTAATAGCCACCCCCACTTAGCAAAGAAATTGGTATAGAATCGTTTTGCTAAAAAGTTTCTAATTGGTTCAAAGATGGTTGAATTAGCAAGTAGGGAACTTGCTCCAAATGTCAATAATGCTGAAATTAACCAATAAAAATAAGTGATTTCCATAAATTATTCCTCTTTTAATATTATAGGCAGATTGTTATTTTCTATAAATGCCTGTCTATTTTTATGCCAAGAATCTCTGCCGACTAATTCACCACTAGAATGGTGAATCATTGTAATTGGCACTGCTCTATTTACCATTTCATGCTTAAGTGCTGAAGTAGTGTAGTGAATATCATAAAAATCCCACTCTCCTTCAAATATCTTAGGCTTATCTAATCCTATTTTCTTAATATTTCCTGCCTTTGCAGCTAAAAATAACCCATCTAATACGGCTACATTACCAAAAGGACCGTAAAATGTAGGATATGGCTGTTTTTTATCGTTTAAATGCACAACTAAACCCCTATGATAGCCTAATTTATGGTTATCCCAGTTCCACCATACAGAATCTTTACCTAAATGGGTGGTTCCTGCTGGTCCAATAAAACAAACTTTAGGATTTTCAAGCTCTTTTGTTAAAATTTGTAAAAATTCTTTATTTTTTATTGTGATTTCTATGTCATCGTGACAAAAAATTACAATATCATCGTCTTTTGGATTAACTTTTGCAAAAGCATTAGAATAAGCTTTAAAAATAGAAGAATGATTAACTAAAAGATGTACATTTACATTTATAGAAGTAAGAAAAGATAATAACTTACTTGTTACAGGTTTTATATTCTTATCTCTAGTACAAATAAAAGCATATATATTCATAATATGAATCTATTATAGTATAGGTATAATATTTTATATGGAAAAAGCAGAACTAGCATCAGAATTTAAGTTATGTAAAGACGATCCTGTATATTTCATATCAAAGTATATTAAGGTAGTTCACCCAGTTAGGGGTCTTGTACCTTTTAAACTGTACGAGTTCCAAAAAAAGATAATTTCAGATTTACAAGCTAACAGATTTAATATTTTAAGAAAGTTTCGTCAGGCAGGATGCACAACTATAGCTGCTGCTTATGCTTTATGGTTTATTATCTTCAATAAACACAAATCGGTTGTCATTTTGTCTAGAGGAGATGCTGAATCAACAGAAGTTCTTGATAGAATCAAAGTTATGTATGATGAGCTTCCAGCGTGGTTAAAACCTGGAATCATAGAAGATAATAAACATACTTTTAAGCTGGCAACACAATCCACTATAAAATCTCGACCTTCAGGAAAGCAGTCAGGCCGTTCATTAGCTGGATCTTTGCTTATAATTGACGAGGCTGCATTCATTGAGAACATTGATACCATTTGGGCTGCTGTATACCCCATCATTTCTACTGGAGGTAGAGCCTTTGTATTGTCTACTGTAAATGGGGTAGGTAACTGGTATTATGATGTTTATAATAAAGCTGTAAATAAAGAAAATTCTTTTAATTCAATAGATATTCAATGGAAAGACCACCCCGAATATAAACGCCATGAAGGATATGAGTGGCTTTATAAAGAGATGGAAGAGAAGGGGTTGAATGTCGATGAATGGGAAAAGACCACTAGAGCTAATATGCCAATTCGCCAGTGGATGCAGGAATATGAGGGGGCCTTTCTTGGAACTGGAGAAACTTTTATTGCTGGAGAAATTTTAAATAGAGTTAATTCACAAACTAGTGAAAATTATATTCAGAAATATGAAAATAAAATGAGAATTTTCCAAGAACCGCAACCTTATTATTTTTATGTTCTAGGTTGCGACACTTCTTTAGGGGGAAATCGGGATTATTCTGCTTTTCATATAATTAATTGTTATAATGGGCAACAAGTTGCAGAATTTTATTCAAATAATACTCCAATAAATGAGTTTGCAACAATTATAGCAGCGGAAGCAAGTATATATAATACAGCTTATGTTTTACCTGAACGAAATACTATTGGAAATAACTTAATTGACTGGCTTTTTAATGTTTTAGAATATGAGAATATTTGGTCTGATGATAAAGGTAAGTTTGGATTCCAAATAAATGCTCAAAATCGAGAACAACTACTTGCTAACTTAGAAGAAGCAGTTAGAACAGATTTAATAAAAATTAACTCCTCAAGAACTTGTGATGAACTATTAACTTTTATAGTAAATGAATCAGGTAAGGCTGTAGCAGAGAAAAATAAGAATGATGACTTAGTTATGAGTTTAGCTTTGGCTGTTCATGGATATAAAAATCTCTTAGATACCCTTCCTAGAGAATATCTAAAATCCAATGTTGAAGTAACCAATACTTTACCAATGCCAAGTCGAGGAAAGAGCCCAAAGATTTCTGAGGAAGATTACAAATGGCTGATGAAGTAAAAAATAATATAAACGAAGGATATACAGAATTCGGAGATACATCAAGAACCGAATTCTACTTCCCAACTGGGCCTTTGTCAAGATTCATGGCAAAATTCTTTTTTAGAAAGGCTGTTCCTGAACTTAAAAAAGAGTTAGAACTAAAAAATGGCGATACGATTGTTAATCCAGATGTAATTAAGACTGGAGACGATAGATTACCTATAGGAGCAATTTCTAGAACCCCTCTTATACCAGAAGTTGAATTAAATAGAAAAAAACGGTATAAAGAATACGAAGAGATGGATGGGTATCCAGAGATATGTGCTTCCTTTGATATTTATGCGGATGATACTACTCAAAAAAATAATAGAAATGAAGAATGGACAATTAAATCGGATAGCCAAGATGTGATTGATGAGATTGATGATCTTTTTAATAATCTTCAAATAAGTAGATTTTTATGGGATGTTACCAGAAACACTGTTAAGTATGGTGATTGTTTTGTAGAATTAGTTTTAGATGTTAATAAACCAGAGATGGGACTTAGAAAAATTAAGATTTTAAATCCATCTTATATTCTAAGAGTTGAAGATGAATATGGTTATCTAAAAGAATTTTTACAAGAAATTCCAGATAAAACTAGTTTAGAAATGATGGGAACCTCAATGTATGGTTCTAAACCATCTAAATATATAAAACTAGATAAAAATCAGATTGTTCACTTTAGACTTCATACATCAGATCCAGCCTTCTATCCTTATGGAAAATCAATAGCTGCTTCCTGCCATCGTACATTCAAATCCTTGCGTATGATGGAAGATGCAATGATGATTTATAGACTCTCACGCGCACCTGAGAGAAGAATTTTCTATATTGATACGGGTAACCTTCCAACTCAAAAAGCAGAACTTTTCATTGAAAGAATCAAAGATAAGTTTAAAAAAGAAAAGTTTTATAATAACAATTTAAATACGGTTGACGCAAGATATAATCCTATGAGTGTTGATGAAGATTTCTTCGTAGCAACTAGGAATGGAGTTGGAACAAAAATTGATACCTTACCTGGAGCCGAAAATCTAGGCGAAGTTGATGATGTTAAATATTTCAGAGATAAATTATTAGCGGCTCTAAAAATTCCTAAGGATTATATTGTTGAATTTGATAAATCCCCAGAAAGAAAAGCTAATTTAGCACAATTGGATGTTAAATTTGCAAGAGTGATAATGAGAGTTCAAAAAAGTATGGAAGTTGGATTAGAAAATCTAGCCAAACGCCATTTACAACTTAAGAAATATCCTCCTGCTGTCATAAAACAATTAAAAATCAAACTTCCAGACCCATCTGATATGTTTGCAAAGCGTAAACTTGATTTAGATGAACAAAAAATTAGAGTTGTTCAAGCAGTAAATGGATTACAACTTCTCCCTAAGAGAAGAATTTATAAAGAATACTTCGATATGTCTGAAAGAGAGATAGAAGAAGTTATGGAGGAGATGGATGCTGAACAAAGAGAAGCTGCTGAAATGCAAGCTCAACAGCAACCACCTCAATCTGGTATGGCTGGTCCAGGTTACAGTGAAGCAGGGGGCCAAGAAGGGGCCGAGAATGCTCCACCTACGGAACAACCTCCTCCAGTGGCAGAAAATTTACTTAAATTATCGTCTATAACGGGAGTTTCAGACAAAGAAAAGTTAATTTTAGAGAGAATAATTCAAAAACAATCTAATAAAGTTAAAAAATTATAAAAATAACAGCGTATATATAAATTGAGTTAGTGGAGATCATTATGTTTACAACACTTTATGAAAATCGAGATAAAAAAATCTCACAGTTAATAAAACTAGGTGATTGCCTAGGTCGCAGCCTCCGTGAAAATGTCTGTCTATTCTCTATAGATGGAGATAACGAAGTAGTAACTTATATCACTGAGAGCAGCAAGGTTATAAGTGGAAAATACTCCATTGGCAAAGATACTGTAATCAGTGGAATACGAATTCAGGATAGCAGTATTTTTGAGGATGATACAACCTATCAAAGTTTTATCAATGAAAAAGTATCAGACTTTGTAAAGAGCATCTATGAGGATGATTACAAGACTGCGGATACTAGTTTTGGTCAAGTTCTAGGTCTTTGGGAGAACAGAATCAAATTTGATAATGTTCAGAAGAAATTACAAGAGAAAACTAAGAAACTTGACGAAACTCAAAAAATTATAGAATCAGAAGAATTTATAAGATTCTTAGAGCTTCAACCTCAAATTGTAGACTTCCTCAAAAAGAACTATGCTAAAGTCAGCAAAGTTCCTGAGATCAGAAATGCGGTAAATTTATCAAATAGCATTTCTAAAGCATTTAATTTACCAGCAACTAACTACGAAGACCTTGAAAAAACTGGACATTATACTTTACAAGAAGGAGTTACTTCTTCAATGTATGATATGATTTGTAGACAAGAGTTAGTTAAGAAAGAATTATTAGAATCAAAGAAAGAATTTGATACTATTTGGGCTTCTAATGAAGCTATACAAAAATTAGCTAGTAGTATTTTTGAGTCTGATGATAAAGTGGTCGAAGCTTTATCAGAAGCAATTAAAGAAGTGCCCTATATTGCTCTAGCCTCTAAAAATAATTTATATAAAACTTTCAATAGTTGCCTAGCATCTGTTGATGGTTTAGGTGTTTCCGATAAAGATATACAGAAGTTCGCCTCTAAAATATTTGAGGCTAAAAAAGAAGTTCGTGAATACATGATTCAATCTCTAAATGAAAAATTTGGAGTTAATGTTCTAAATCTTCAAGATCCACCCAGCTTTAAGAGTTTAGTTAATACTCAGATCATAATTTTTGAAACTCTATCAAGATTAGCTAAAAATGGAAGTGTTGTCAAGAAAACACTGTCAGAATTAGCAGAGTCTCTAAAAGATAAGTCTGGAGTAGAATCCATAGATGTTAATGATGTTATCTATGAGATGTTCATTCAATCTGGTTACGCTCAGGTTCTTGATGAAAACAGAATGATGAGTAAATATGCAACAATTAACTTTAAAAGATTAGCTTCTGATCTTCAAGATATTGCAGGAGTCATTGGAAGCATGAAAGATAAACTTGGAATAGATTCTCAATACGAATCGGATGAGAATATAGATCAAGAAGAAATGGAAGCTGAACCTGAAGAAGGTGAAGATATGGAATCTGAAGTAGAAGAACCAACGGAGGAGCCTGAAGCCGAAATGTCTTCAGAAGTTGGAGGAGGAGAGGAAGAAATGACTCCTGAAACATCTCCAGAGATGGGTCAAGAAATTCCATCGGAATCTCCAGAAATGGAAACTCCAGAAGAAAAAGAACCAGATCAAATAAAGTCTGATATTGCTAAACTAGAACAAATGATAAAAGATTTAGCCGATGAACTAAATATGGAAGATTCTATAATACCAGAAGAGGAGAACGACTAATATGGCAAATGTAAATCTATCCCAAAGAACTTATACTAAAATTGTTCCATTATTAGATGGAGCATCGTTAGAAGTTAGTTGTTGTGATACTTTGGGAAATTTAATAAAATGTAACTATGTAGCTGCAACTTTTAATCCAAGTGGTAGCACTGCTTTTGGAACAGTAATCATTTCTCCATTAGTAGGCGCAATAAATTCACCAACTGCAATTGGAGCAAGCAATTTAAGTGGTGCAAACTCAACTTCTGGAGCTTTAGGATTTTCTTTAGCTTCTAGAAATGGAACAATCCCAAGTCCAGGGTATGAGTATCTTTGTTTACCTGGAGAATCTTTTACTAAAATTCAAATATTAGGATTATTAGGTGGTTCTGGTGGAATAGTAAATCTTACTTATGGTGTAGTTCAAGAATTTAATGCAATTAAGGCCAGAGATAAATATACTTACGATTTAGGCCGTTAATAATTAATCTATGGGATATCAATTTCCAGTTTTTGTGGCGGTTGACGATGATGGTCAACCGTTAAGAATTCAACAGTACGCATCTGGAGTAGATTTTGTTGCTGAAGCAGCAGTCTATCCAAACGGAATTGAAAATTTCTTGTCTGGAGTTGAAGGAGTAGTTGTTTCCTTTAATCAAGGAACTAGAAGTTTTGTTGTAAGTGCTCAAGGAATTAATATTCAAGGAGTTGTAGTCGGAGCACAAGGAGCCCAAGGAATTGCAGGACCTCAAGGTGCTTTAGGCCCTGCTGGAGAACAAGGACCTGCTGGACCACAAGGATCTCAAGGTAGAGATGGTGCTCAAGGTGCTCAAGGGGTAGGACCTCAAGGTTCACAAGGTGAACGAGGTGCTCAAGGCCCACAGGGCGATAGAGTTCAAGGAGCACAAGGTGCTCAAGGCCCACAGGGCGATAGAGTTCAAGGACCTCAGGG